TTCCTTGAAATTATCTACGGCAATAAAAATAGCTCCAAGGTTCTTAGACCTCAGAGCACTGTCATGCATAAACTCTCTTAGCGGTGTGCCGTTATTGTCACAGTTGTCAACAAAGTTTTGTATCATGTCACCATTGACACCCTTGCCCCAGTCTCTTATCTGGTCTTTTCTAAAGATGGGGTCAACAAGTGCATTGACAATGTTGGCATAGTAATTTTCATAAAAAGAAATTTTCTGCCTGTTTGAATAGTTTGTGTCTGTCTCTCTGGCATGCTTTATGAGATAGCCACCGGCAAGGAAACCGCCCTCGCCATAATAAGCGTCCTTTAGCAAAACATAATCTGGCATGTGAGCCTCCTAGTCTACTCTTGTAGCTGATACCCTTAGCGACTGCATGTCTCTGTCCATGCCATAACGCACAGCGTCAATGCTGTGGTCATTCTTTTTAGGGTACTCAGAAATAAAATTGCCGTCCTTGTCTCTCGCAAATTCATAATTTACAAATTCACGGTAGGTATTAGGACAGCGTTTTTTGTCTATATAAATTTTGGGCAAGTCTGACAGCCACTTGATACCATAATCACGGGAGCCGTCACTCTTGTGGCAAGCAAGCATTCTCACACTATGTGAATTGTACCAAGCTATTGTCTTAGGCTCGGCACTATCACCAGTCACATAATCATTATTGACATACGGCTTTATTTTTCTTTGTGATACTTCGTTGCTCATTCTTATGCCGTAGACCTCAGCATATATATATAAGTGTTGGTGCTTGCTATCCCAATACATTTTATTATATGCGAAAGGATCATGTGCAAAACCGAAGTCGGCACCATGCCGGATATTGTCAAAGGTCTTAATCATGTCGTCTGACATTCTCAAGTCCTCAACATTGCTAAATATGTCTCCGCCTGTGCCGGTCACTTCACCCATGTACTCATGAGCATAAAGGTCTGGTCTTTCTTTCTTGAGCTGCTCAGCCTCTAAGAGAAACTCATCACCTAGCCAAGTCTTGGGTATGTCAAGATAGTTGCTTGTAACGACAAGCCTTTGCGGTCTGTCTTGCAGTATGTCAACATTTACCCAGTTGTCACGGCTCTTGGGTGGGTTGTATGACTTAAACTGCCAGTATTTGTCACCGCCACGCAAGATTGACTGGTTGACACTACGAATTTCAGCAGGGCCAGCAAACTGGTCAAGCTCCTCATACCAGATAATACCGAAGTAGCCAAACTCTGGCTTTATTGATTTAAGGTTAGTGTTATCTGACAAGCCTAGGAATAATATCTGTTGTCCTGTCGGCTTGTATATATACGCAAAAGGGCTTCTTTTCTTTTCAAATTCATTGCTCAAGCCTAATACATTAATGCCCCAGCCAATCTGTGAATAAACAGAGTTCTTAATTGTATTGGCTACCTTACGCAGTACAATGGCATGCACAAGCGGGTTTTTCTTAATCAACAGCGGAATCTCAATGCCACCAAAAAAGGAGCTTTTAGCACTGCCACGACCACCCTTGGCTGTGTATTCACTGTGCCTGTGAGCCATAATGTCTCTGTGGGCATTCCAGAAAGGCTTAGCTATCAGTTCTGTTAGCCTTGGCATTTACTTGTCTACCTCCGGCGTCTCTGGAATATCGTCAATGATGGGTACAACCTCGTCACTATTGGGGCCTTTAATTCTCTCAAGCTCTGCCTTTATCTTTTCAATCTCTGTTTTCATTTTGGTGGTGTGTGCCAATTTCTCAAGGTTGGTAACAGTATCGTCAAAGTCTTTCTGACCAAGGTATTGCTTGCCAAGCCAGATAAGCATGCTGACATTGCCCTTGCCATTGACAGCGACAGTAAACTGTTTACGGCGTAGCGACATTTTGCCACCAGCGCTGTACTTTTTAAATACCTCCGCAAAAGTTGAATTGTAAGTGCGCTTGCACCATCTGAGTATTGTATCTTCTGAACACTGGAAAAAGTTTGCCAGCTCAGTAAGAGTGCATTGCATAAAGCACAGCTTTTCAAATTGGTCTTTGTCAATTTCAATACCAGGTCTGCCAATCTTCTTAGCCATGCTCACCACCTCACGATAACTTTATTGCTTTTTTCTTTGTAAAATCTTCCCAGCGTTTTATTATCACATCACAATAATGCTCGTCTAATTCCATAGCATAACATTTACGGCCTAATTGCTCGCAAGCCATTAATGCACTGCCACTTCCACAGAATGGGTCGTAAACTGTTTCATTTTCCCGACTGCTCGTATTAATGGCTCTGCAACACAATGCTATCGGCTTTGGCGTAGCATGACCATAAGTATTGCTTTTCTCCTCGCCATTTACTCTGTCGAATTTCCAAACATTGTTTTTTATTTCGTCAGTGTTGTTGAAATATGCACGAGTAGCATAATACTCTTTTTTAATTTCTTCATACTCTTTTTTAATTTCTTCATACTCTTTTTTAAATGCTTCTGGTTTGTTTTCTCGTGCCCATGCTTGAAATTTTTTATATACATACTCTGGCAACAATGACCACTGGCTTTTTGAAGTCCAATGGTCACGACTTAAATCGCTATGCCCAGCAATTCTTTTCATGGTTGGTATATCCCACCCGCAAAGTAATCTCTGGCTTTCTAAGTATTTTCTAATGGGTTCCCATGCTTCAAAATAATTATCTGCATTGTTATTAAAGCCTTGCACTCCAGCCATTACAAATAAACATTTTTCGTCTGCTATTGCATACATTCTAAAGCCGTCGCTATTTTCTCCTTGCCCAGAGCCTTTATCCCAAGTAATAAGATTCCTAAAGGTAACGAGATGTTTTTTTATCATTGGTTTTAATATGTTGCTGTAAATATCCATCAATGGCTCATCAATTCCCCAGCAATAAAAACTCCCGTTATCTTTTAAATGGTTAAAAGCTATGCTTATCCATTTTTTGTTAAACTCCAACAAGGCATCAAAGTTTAAGTTATCGTTAAGCACTCCGTCTTTTTCTTTTTTCATTCCGTAAGGTGGGTCTGCAAAAATTAAGTCGGCTTTATTGTTGCCTAGCAATAAATTTATAATTTCCTCTTTTGTACTGTCGCCACACATTAAGCGGTGCTCGCCTAGTTGCCATATATCTCCACGCTTTACTCTTTTAGGTATGTCAATTTCATTTTCGTCAAAATTATCTTCTTGTGTTTCTCCCTCGACTACGGGTAAAGACAAATCAAGGTCAAAGCCTAATTTGCTCATGTCAATGTCTTCTATGTCATCAAGCTCAATGTCCAGCTTAGGCAAGTCCCATGTAGCAAGTTCGCTAACTTTATTGTCAGCAAGCCTAAAAGCTTTTATTTGCTCGTCTGAGAGGTCTTTCCTCTGTATGCAAGGAAGTTGCTCAATGCCCAATTTTAAAGCAGCCTTGAGCCGAGTATGACCGCATACAATGACTTTATCCTCGTCTATTATGATGGGTTGAGTAAAGCCGAATTGCTTTATGCTTTCTAAAACACAGTCAACCGCATTGTCGTTTATTCTTGGGTTATTGCCGTATGGCTTTAGCTCACCTGTCTTGATGTACTCTATTTTAATTTTGTCCATTTGTCACCTTTTGGGCATAAAAAGAAAGCACCCGCCTTTTTATGGGTAGGTGCTTTCTTCGCCGATTTTAGAAGTTGTCAACTATGTGGGGAGAATGCCAGCAGTGTTTTCACACTTTTAACATTCTAAAGTCATTATAACACCCTAAATTTTGGGGTAAACCCCCATTGACAAAATAGCTATTTTTGACGAGGCCATATATCAATCAGCTTCGTCCTTAGTGCTACTGCAATTTCATAGGCAATAGCAAGGTTGGGTATGTGGGTGCCATTAATATATCTTGAGATTGCCCCTTGTGTCAGACCGACCATGTCAGCAAGTTTCTTTTTTTTGATGTGCTTATCTTTCAAGACCTGCTCAAGATTGCACTTATACTTTTTTACTGTCATGCTTTCTCCTCTCAATCATTGACTGTACAATGTCTTCACCCGGTTCCTTAATTTGTTTTTCTGCTCTTGTAAGCTCTTGGTCAACTTCTGACAGCTTAAAAGCTATGGGCATAATAAACAGTAAGCCAAACACTATAAAACAACCCATAATCAAAATATGGCTCATTGCTTTGCTCTCTTATCTGCCTTGGCTTGCTTTGCACCGGGGCAAGTAGACCAATGAGGCACATAACCAAAGCCAATAAATGTCTTGTCAGTTCCCTCAAGGTCGCACTTGACTGTCCTACCAGTTACAGTAACCATGGTGTGCTTATCTCCCTTGTAAAGCGAATACTTCTTATCATCACAAGGCATTGTCTTGCCGTTTATTGTCTTTACCCATCTGATTGGTGCTCCGCAGTATTTGCATTTGCTCATGTTCTATAAATCTCCTTTCGGCTGCTTGCTTATCTTCATGCAGTTTTTTTAATAAGGTCTGTGGATCTAAAAGTGTTATTGTTTTAAACCAGTCACTTGTTATAAAGTGCTCAATATTTTTCATACGGCTGATATTTTCTTGCTTAAATGGCTTGTGTAGTGCCAGCTTATAATCTTTCACAGCTTGCATTACTATGGCATGCACTAAATTGTCACAGCCTTTCTGGTCATATATCATCTGTTCTCCCTCGCTATGTTGCTTCTGGCAACCTTATCTTGAACAAAATCTAAATAAATAAATTTGCTTGAATCCTTGACAGACTTAATGTCTTTATACTCATCTGAGGCACTATCTGGTATAAGCACCTCTCTGTCCAAATCACACTCAAGTAAATCTTCAATAAGTTCTATTGCTTTCATATCTCTGACCCCCTATTGGTATTCTTTTGAAATCTTTAAGGCAAGCTGCCTAATCTTTTTCATGTTGTCAGTTATCAAACTGCGAGGTGGGCTGTCAAGATAGCAACCGCCTAGCTTTTCAAAAGCAGAAATTTTATGTATTCGCTCCTCTGCTTCTTTCACAAGGTATTTAATTACTTCAATCTCTTTTTTCCCTTTTATCTGGTACTTGTTTGTGACAACTTTTTTCATTTTTAAATCTCCTCTCACTCCAGTCAGAGCTTCTTGTCAATACTCACAATTCCCTGATTATCAATATGACATTCAGCATAAAACTTGTAGCCACCGGCAAACAATTTTTTCAGTTCCTTTGTCATGTCTATTTGCGAAAATACCTCGTTGCCAGTAATAAGCACATGACTATTATTTAAAGCTCTTTGAAATTTTAAGACCATGTTTTAATCACCTCTCACTCCATACTATGTAAATGCAAAACACTAAAAGCCAAATTGCAGTTGCTAAAAGTATGAGCATTTCTACTGGTGTAAGTTCATCTGCATGCTGAGAAAGTTGGTTAAGCTGGTATGTCAAAAACATTGGCGGAAAAGCAATAATGTACATCATAACTGCTCACCTCTTTGTGTAATTACCCAGCATGTGATTTTTTATATAGTATTCGTTTCTTTCTATCAAAGTTCGTAGATTATTATATTTTTCTTGCAGTAACAAAATTTGAAAGAATTGAATAATGCAGACAATGGTTATAAGCATGAGAATAGTTCTGTCAGTCATTTCACCACTCCTCACTATGTTTTAATACAACAAATTCTTTATTTGTTCCAACGCCCTCTCCTCTTACCTCAACAACAATTTCACAGCTATTGCAGTAACCAACAAAAACTTTTGAATTAGGTTTAAACTTTTTGAGTTCTTTTTGTAATTCTTCTACCGTCATTTGCTCACCGCCTTTGGGCAAGTGTCTTGCTTGCACCTCTTGCCATCTAGCATACAGACATAATGACTGGACACTATCTTGTCTATGATGGCATTAGGTGTGACTTCACACACTCGCCTTTCTGGTACAAATCTCTTATATAGGCATTTATCCATTTTATGCCCCCATTTCTGCTCTGATACCGCAAAGCTCCGGCAAGTTTGCTCTTGTTAATGCCTCTGCGAATGGTGGCGGTACGGCATTGCCACACCTGGCAACTTGCTCACTTTTGGGATATTCTTTTCCGTCTGCGTCAACATCTATGATGTAGTTATGCGGAAACCCTTGTGCGTCAAACAATTCCCTCGGTGCCAGCATTCTTGTCCTAATGTCAACAATGTGATAAGGCAAGCCATGCACCTTAACCAGAGCAAACCTCTCTTTTGTTGTTATGGTGTGCAATGGGTGAATAACGCTTTGCCCAATATCACAGCCATAATATTTAATCAAGAATGCTTCTACATCTTTGGTCTTGCTGTCAGCTCTAAAATCTCTTGACATGTAAGGCATTACTAGGCTGTATCTGTTAGAGCTGTCAATCACCATTAATGGCCTGTTTAAAGATTGCCCTCTTGCCTCATTACTCTTTGAGCCATGATACTGAATTATAAAAGGGTAAGCTGACTTGTAGGAAAATCTCTGCCTGTCATCAACAACAAATTTCTTAATTCCGTTTGCTATCTTATACAAAGTGTTTTCACATAACGGCTTTGTGCGTTCAAAAATTGACACACATTCAACATTGAAATCAATACACTCACTGGCAGCTCTCCAAGGTTTTAGTATTTTAGCTCTTACTGCTAAACTGTCTGGGTCTCCACAAGTTTCTTCGGGCCAAATAATTGGTTGACCATCTGACCTTGCAATCAAGAAAAATCTTTTGCGACTTGTCGGTGCACCATAATCGCATGCAGTCAGTTCTCTAAACTGTACTTTGTAGCCACAGCGTTCAAGTGCATGCACAAATCTCTTAAAGGTCTTGCCTTTGGCTTTTGGGTTAGGCTTGTCACCAATCAGAGGACCCCATGTCTGAAATTCCTCGACATTCTCCAGCATAATTACTCTAGGTCTTACCAGCTTTGCCCACTTGACGGCTACCCATGCTAGTCCTCTTATGTTCTTGCTTACTGGTTTACCGCCCTTTGCTTTTGAAAAATGTTTGCAGTCTGGAGAGAACCATGCAAGAGCTACCTTTCTGCCCTTGCATGCTTCAACTGGGTCAACTTGCCAAACATCTTCACAATAGTGCTTGCTCTCTGGGTGATTCGCCCTGTGCATTGCTATGGCTGCTGGGTCATGATTGATTGCAATGTCTACGCTTTTTCCTGTTGCCATCTCAATGCCGGTACTTGCCCCACCGCCACCGGCAAAGTTGTCAACGATTATCTCACTAAACAAGCTCATAGTTTT